TTCCATGATTGTTGTAACTCTATCATCAAGTGTTTCTTCTTCGTTTGTGTTTAATAATTCTACCATTTATTCCCCTTCTTCGTTATTTTCCTCTTGATCTTCTGTTGCTATTTTTGCCTTTCGAGTTTTTGGTTTCTTGGGCTTCTCTGGAGGCATTTCAAATAGTCCCGGAATTGCTTCTAGAACTAATCTTGGTGTAAGTCCGTTTATTTGTGATTTCTTTTCTATCATTTGAAGTACAAGTTCTGCTTCGGTTGCATGAACTGATTCCAAAATAGTAATAAAAATTTGTTCTCGTTTCATTTGATTGACATTTGAGTTTACTGTTAAGTATTGAAACTTTCTTGTTTCTCTATATAAAGTAGAAGGTGTTATTCCTTCAGGTGCATCATCAGCACGAAACGGTGGTCTTGTTTTTGGTAATGCAAATTCTATTTTTGGATCAAATGTTCCTTTTAAAATAGAACGCAAAGGTTTACAGTTATAAAATTTCAATAAATCAACTCTTGCTTGACGAGATGTCGCATCATTAACGAGTTTCAAAATCTCTGCGATTGATAATGTTGGACCCATTTAAAAATCTCCTATATTTTCCATCAAATTCTTTAATTGTTTATCAATAAAATATGGCATCAACTTACTACGATTACCATTTATTGGTTTATCATATTCTTCTAGTATCTGTTCTTCAATTGATTCTGGTACAAAATCCAAATCAATGAGTTCTTCATTTCGTTTATAGTTTCGTAACATTTCTTCTGTGCAAAATTCTTCTGGTTTCATACCTAACCATTCATTGATTCTTCTTTTAATGAGTGGTCGTTGTCTACCACCATTTATGAATGTATCATCTTTCGATAGAAAGTTTGGTACACCATCACTTCTATCACCTCTCATAATCAGTTCTTTTATAAACTGTTGAGGGTTATCATTACGAATATATTTTTTCTGTATCGGACTGTACTGTGCTACATTCGGATACTTTTGCAACTGTACAAAATCTTTATCGCCAGAAAGAATCAGAATCGAATTTTCTTGAGAATGATGTTTTACTATAATAGCAATAATATCATCTGCCTCAGTAGATTGAACTTCTAATGTTTTATAAGGAAATGTTTCAGACAATTCATCTTTGATTCTATTTAATGATTCAAAGATGTTAGGCCAATCTAGGTCAGATTCTTCTCTTGTTTTCTTTCTTGAAGCTTTGTAATATGGAAACTTCTGTTTTCTCCAATAGTTTTTATTATCACAACAAAGAATCATTTCACCATATTTGTTCTTAAATTGCGACCTGTACTTTCGTAAACTATTTAAAACCATGTGTCGAACAAGGTTTTCGTTTATTCCGTTATCACCGTTTCCCATGTAACCAATTTGTCTCATGAGATTCGATATCATAATTTGATTCAAATCAACAAGTATCATTTTATAATCCTTTTAATTGTATCTCCTATATTATATATATGCGAGATATTCGTCAATACATTCAATCATATCTGGATTGTCAAAATTGAGTTTTATTTTATTCATAATACGTTTTTTTACTTTGTGTTCATTAAATAACATCTTCATTCTTTTTTTACTAAACTTCTTTTTTTCTAATTGTTCCTCTAACTCGTTTGCGAATATAATGCTTAATCTTTCTATTTTGGCTGCTGTTGCTGCCTGAATATCTATCTTTGGTCTTTCTTTTATTTCTGGTTCGGGTAAAGTTTTGGAATATTGGATTAATTCTTCAAGTCTTTGCTGAAAAAACCTTTCGCTATTTTTCCATGTAACGTGTTTGATATCTGTCTGTAAAGATATCATTCTTGCAATAGAACCAAGAACGCAAAATTGATAATCTTCACATCTTTTTACTATGTTGATTAATTCTTTAGATTCTTTTTGTTCTTTTAAATAATTAATCACAAATTGTTTTTGTTGTTTATTACTTGTATTCACATTATACCATCTAAAGGCTCCTGCTATTTCAGAAGAAAGTATATGTTTCTGCAACTCCTTGTTATCCATCTTTTTTACTTGACCAACATGAAACATACGTTTATAAGGATAGTCTTTTAGTTTTTTAAACTGTGCTGGTTTCAGTTTGTTGTAGATACTCAACTGTGGTTCTTCTGCAAATAGTTTTTTCTTAGCCAATGATATATCCTTTATTCAAAAATTCGATTATGAGTATTATTCACTTTAACAAAAGTAGCACATTTTGTCAAGTCTTTTATTCTCTCTGCACCAACGTATGTGCAGGCAGAACGAATACCACTTAAAATATCTGAAATCGTATTTTTAACTCTACCACGATATGGAACCACTACAGTCTTGCCTTCTTCTCCACGATATTCACGATTGGAATGTCCGTGTCGATCCATAGCAGTTTTAGAAGCCATACCATAAAAGGTCATTCCTACAGGTCTTTCTTCTGTTACTTTTTCTAATTCGTTTTTGTAAATATATTCACCATCACATTCATCATGACCTGCTAACATACCACCAATCATAACAAAGTCTGCACCACCTGCAAATGCCTTTACAATATCACCAGAAGAATTACAACCACCATCTGCGATAATATGACCACCAACACCATGTGCGGCATCTGCACATTCTATCACAGCACTTAACTGTGGATAACCAATACCTGTTTGTATTCTAGTTGTGCAAACACTTCCGGGACCGACACCAACTTTAATAATGTCTGCACCTGCAAGTATAAGTTCTGAAGTCATATCACCTGTAGCCACATTCCCTGCGATTATTGTTGCATCAGGTAATAAATCTCTTGTTCGTTTTATCGCATCTACAAAGTTTTTTATATATCCATTTGCAACATCTAAACCAACAAATCCTATTTCTGGAAATGAGACTGCAAGATTTTCTAATACAGATATTTCTTCTTCTGATATACCAGTCATAGCACAAATGTATCTGCATTGTGTTTGTTTTTCCCACAAGTCAAAAAATACATTATGTTGTCTTGCAATACAAGTAACCATTTTATACTCTTGTAAAACTTCGTGCATACCAAACGTACCTGTCGTGTCCATATTACTTGCCATAATAGGAACACCTGTCCATTCTTTTTGACTATGATAGAATTTATATGTTCTATCCATATCCACATCAAACTTAGAAGTAAGTGTTGACCTCTTTGGTCGAATCAAAACATCTGAATAATCCAGTTTTATATCATCTTCAATTCGCATTTTTTCTCTTTCCTATTTGAATTTCTTTTTTTTTTCTATTAGTTCTTATATTTAATACTTGATTTGATTTCATATCAAACCATCTATAGTTATGACCTTCACCATCATGATAAGAAAAATGGTTAAGACTGTCCAAACGAAAAGAACGCCAACCTTTGTTTTCTAAATCCCAAACAGGCAGAACTTCTAGATTCTGTTTTCTAGTTTTTACTTCATCATTTTCTTCTTTGATGGTGGTGTTCTCGAACATGGCAGGATTCAATGTGCAACTCATTATTCTAGTTTCGCCATTTGCTTTTTGGAAAGATACATTACAATCATGTTCTAATAAAATTTGTATCAATAATTCACGGTTTCTTAAATCAACTCCCATTATAAAACTCCTTAATTATTCTCCTCCGAGAAAATAGTATTCTTTGGTCTCGACATAAAAGAATACTTCATAAACATATCAATAAATCCACCTGCAGCCAATACTGATGGTGGCACGTTTTGAATATCTTCCAATTCAATATCATCAAGTGCCTTGTCGAGTTGGTCAAAACTTTCTGGATTTACATGAATTTCTATTTGTGCATCATTACGAAAGACTACACAACATTCATCTTTCTCTAATTCGACATCATAATTCGGGTGAAATTTAAATCCATAAATTTCTAAGCCTTCTTCTTTTTCGTTTTCATCATAATCAAAATCGTCTAAGGGCATTTTACACTCCAGATAACCATGGAACTACGAATATTAAAAAAAGAGAAACAATAACACAATAGATTGTTGCTTGAATCAATTCATTTTTTTCTAACATAATTATTTATCTCCATCACATATTAGTATTATTTACCTGCTATGACAAGAATATCTCGATAATCTACATCTGCAAAGAAACAGACTTTTTTGAACCAATTATTTTTTTCATTAAAAAAACGAATGGCACTATCATAATCGAGTTTATCTTGTTTATACATTTTGATTCTTCTTTTTATTTTGTTGCCTTCTTTGTTGGTCATTGTTTTCAGTAGTTCTTTTCTTTCTTGTAGAGGAAGTTTTGTAAGTTTTGCATCTTTTCTATTCAACTTTATTTTCAAATCTTCCAATCCCTGTTGAATGATTGCTAACCATAAAGCAGGTTCTTTTTGTTCGATTGTATCTTCTAATGATTTTATTTTCATAAGCTAGTTTTCTCCTCAATAAATGCAATTCTTGGATCACTAGGATCCTTCGATTTGTAGTATTGTAATAATGCTTTGATTTCTTGTTCTGACATTTCATAAAGAAGTTTTTGTAGTTCTTCACAAGTCCATTTGTCCATTATCATATTCTCAATTCCTTTAGCACAATCATATAGAATATCTCCTTTTAGTATTCTAGTTCATCTAGTTCATCATCATTTAATTGCATCAATTCTTCTATTTCTTCATCAGAGAAATATACAAGTTCATCAGGTGTAAGTGGCGCTTCCCATTCTTCCATTATAGAATTGATATACCGTAGAGGAACCTTTTTGATATCTTTCACACCTTCTTTGTCCATAAAAAACTGTTGAGTTTCTTTTGGTATTTGTTTATATCTTTTATATGTTTTAAACGACATTATATAATTTCTCCTGCCTCTGAAATAGCAAAAATAACTAAAGCTAACGCAATTATTACACCTATTAATAACATTATACATTCCTTTCTTAATTGGTGGGGAAGGTAGGAATCGAACCTACTCAGCCCAAAGGCAACGGATTTACAGTCCGTTTCAACTCTCCAACTTTGACGCTTCCCCAATTAGAATTAAAGTAATAAAAATCTCACAAAAATATACCAAAATAAAAAAGTTTTCATTCTAAAAAAGTTTAATTAAAATGATTATTTGTAATGCCAAAAGAACTAAAGGAACAACTGTTCTTATTAATTCCATGGTGTGATTCATATTGTCTAATTTTTTTTCTAACTTACTTTTTTTACTTAACATTATTTTTCTCCGTTAATCAATTAAAATATAAAGGGCCTGTCCATTTAATTTTATAGTTACCTTTTAAGACATTACCTCTGGCACCGTTTTTCGCAGGTGCAGTCCAAGTGTTTGCCTTTAGAATATCGCCTTCTTCAAATCCACCATACTTACCAGAAACAGTACCAGATTTTTTGACGATAAATGCTTTGGCAGAACCTCTACCAACGACTTTGATAAATTTGTTACCATCTATCAATTCAAATCCATCTATATATTCTTGTATCATTCTATCAGTGGATTCTGGTGGGAATGTTTGTTTATAATCTGCAATCATTCCTTCTTTTAAATTTTCAAGACCTTCTTCAAGAGTTTCGGCTTGTTTTTCTACTATAATCATTATACTTTCTCCTTATAAATTTTAACATATCTTCTATTAATCATTTCACATTTAGAAGATTTTCTTGAAAAGACACTTTTTTTCTTCGGTGGTTTGATACTTTGTTCTTTTTCAACTTGACCGCCTTCGGCAATCCATTTTGCAATCGCTGCTTCTTTTAACAATTTTTCTTTTTTTTGTTTTGCTTCGTATTCAAGTCTTATAAAATCTCTCATTTTTTTCTCATCTTTTTTATAATTATTATCATCATTTAACATATACTACTATTATAACAGGTTTGACTATAATGTCAATGGTTAATTTGGTTAAAACGCAAATAATTTGCACTATTTGCATTATTATCCAAAATAGTTTGATTATCCATGTAATTTGATTAACCATTCATCATATTTTGATATACAAGGAAGACGTTTTTTCATGAGTAATTCTTCTAAAAACTCATCAATCAATTCACTTGGATCGCCATTATTACAAACTTCATATGGCATCAATCCTTCTTGACACATATATTCGTAAATTGCAAAAGACAATTCTTCAGAGACAACATTCTCTTTTTGAAATTCTTTAACGTCAGCTGCGTTTTCTTTTAATATTTCTTTTAATTCAATAACTTTCATTATATTTTCCCTTTCTTTGGAAATAACATTTCACTTTGTTTAAGTAATTCCTCTACACTTTTCTGAGGCATATTCATTAGTTTTTCTTCTAACTTTGTTTTTAGTTCTTTCATTTTTTTTATTTGTATCATTGTTTTCATTATAATAATCCCTGTATAGCATATTGACTTTGTTCTTTTTTCTTTAATATCATAGGTATTGCAAAAAACAATCCAAACTGCATTACAGACAACTTCAATGCTAATTCAATATATTCCATTACAAACTCTCCTTTATTTGAGTAGTAGAAAACTTAGAAATTCTTCTTGAAGCTTCTATTTCAGAGAATGAAAACATTATCAAACTCAACAAAACTAGAAAACTCAAAAACAACTTTTTCATTTTTTAACCTTTTTATTAGTAACAATCAATTACACTACTATTATGACAGGATTATAGAAAATGTCAATGGTCAATTTGGTTCAATAATGCAAATAATGCAAATTTTTACCTTAAAAGCCAAAATAATTTGTAAGTGGTTGATTCTGTTTAGGTTATAGTGAAATCTCTTGTTTTGCATATTTTTGAATAAAATACGCATCTACGAGGTCTGTTACGGGATTTGATAGATTAGTTTTATCTGGAGTGATTATATCGTGCAGTTTTGTATCTGTTTCTTTTACATAGGCTTCATACATCTTTTCTTTATTTGCGTTTCCTTTACCTGTTGCGAACTTCTTGATTACAGTAGGGGGTACTGTATCGAATGGTATGTAGTTTTTCCATAGATAGTATTTAAGAATGGCACAGTTTTCTGCAATATGAAATACACGACCTGTAGAAGCAAACGAGTAATCTTCAATCATAACATAATGAGAGTTAGATTTACGAATACACTCTATTACCCATTGTGCAATATTGCAGTATCTTTGCATTTGTGATTCATGTGGTTTATGTTTTTCACCAGAGATGCTACTACTCAAATACTGTTTTGCATATTTCGCAGTATTTGTTAAGTAGTGTCCACCATATTCTGTCCATACTGCAGGAGAACTCAACGAATAATCAACACCAACTATACTCATATTTTAACCATAGATAAGTTTAATTATACAATAAAAAATTGTAATGAATATTAATACTACACCACCACCAAATAAAAAATCAGCGATCAGTTTTTTCATTTTAATTCTTTTTTCCATTCTTTTTCTATATGTATTATTAAGCATTAGTTTCTGCTAGTTCTTTTACTTCTTTGAAATCCACAGGACAAGCACCGTTATCACAATCGATATGTTCTTTACTGATATCTTCTTCCATTACTTTTTCTATTTCTCTGCATACGGATTCGTATTGTGCCTTTGTAATGGCTTCTTCTGGTTGATATTCATACGCAGATGAATCAACTTGAGGCATTACAGAACAACAACGAATTTTACTTTGATACTTGTATAACATTTCCTTGAAGTGTTTGAAGTCTACCACTTCTGGGATATATTTGAGTGTGTATGATATTTGATTGCCATGATCTTCTGCAGGTTCGCCATTTTGATCTGTACCACGAATCCAATACTTCTCACCTAGACGTAACCATTCGTATTGTTCTTCTGGTGTTGCTTCAGCCGCAGTAACAAGTTTATCACCAAGACCAAGTTCTGTAATCACAGGTGCAGTAGGAAACCCTATCACAACTGTACCAGAATATTGTACGAGTTCTTTGAATGGATACCCATGTGATTTATATTCTTCTACAAGAGGATCATCTGTTCTAAATTGTACCCAACGCATATACCATGCACGGGCAGGTAGATGCCAACCTTCTGTAAGACCAAACAGTTTAGATGTTGTGCCTGCAGGTTTGATTGTTGTCATAGTGTGTGGTATATTGACTTTAAGTTTCTTTGCATACTTCTTTGCCTCATCTTGTACGGCATGATTAAAACGTGCAAGTGCAAGCCAGAACTCTTGAGATTTTTCTTCATCAATAAGATCACGAAAGGTCAAACCAAAAAATTTCCATGCAAATTCGTGTACACCTGTCATACCAACACCGATACGATTTGTTCTTGTAACTTCTTTTTGATAGATACTATTCATTTGATTGACTCGCATCAACGCTCTTGTTGTAACACGAAAAGATTCTTCTGCTTCGTCTAATGTATCTGCATGATACGGAACTACGTCTGCTATAACGCAAAAACCACCAAGAACATTTAATGCAATCTCTCCACATGGGTTCGTGATGGTATGAAACTTCTTACGTTTTGCTTTCTTTGCCAGACGAGATAGATAGATTTGTGTATCATCATTAATCTGAAACTTCTTACTTCCTACATAATCGCCACGATTCAGATCGTTCCAACCATCATCATTCTGCACAAGATGATCTGCATTGATGATTCCGGGTTCGCCTGTGCCGTCTGCATAAGAACATTCTGTAGTGAGTTGAAATACTTTTCTTGCGTGTTGTGCGATTTCACTTGTATAGTTTTTCTCTCCCCGCTTAACCGACAAAAGATTCCAGAACTCTTTGTCAACTACTACAGAGTTGTTGGAAGACCACAAAAAACCTTGAGGAGGAGTCGTTGCATTTTTACGATATTCAACTATTTCTTGTAATGATTTTCCTTCATACTCAATAGGCCTTTTCACTTTAATGAAATCGAATATGTTATTGTCTTTCCAAAACTTAGTAGACATTCTTGCAGAACGTCTTGCACCACCAACGAGAACACATTCTGCAAAATAGTGGTCAATATAAATTGCTTGTTTCCAAGGGTCGAGTCCTGCACCTTTGATTGTATCTGCTTTATGAAAGGCGTTCATCAATGCCACAGGACCAGACGCAGGTCGATTCTGCATACCACCAATAGGAGAACCTGAAGGTCTTACATCAGAGAAATCCAATAGTAACATTTTGTCTTTGTGTATTTTTTCAAAGGCTGCGTTTTCCCATAGTTCGAGTGCCTTTGCCCAACCTTCACGACTATCAGGAACACGATACCACATTATATTTTTTGCATTACCATATTTGTGTTTTGCATCACGAACAGATTCATGAGCTGACCAATCAAAGTCTGGGTGTGAATCTTCTAACACACATTTGACTGTCGGTGCATTATCCCAATCTACTATCATCATATCATTATCATATGTACGCCCAACGCCAGAACCGTTTAGTAGAAGGTAAAAAAGAATGAAACTTGATGGGGCAGTTGCACAGTTCGTAAAAACTTCCATATTTCTTTCGGATTGGTTTGTATCACCGTGTTGAAGATGGCGACCACTCATAAGTGTTGTCGCTTTTGCAAGGTGTTTCTTTAATAATCTATATTCTTCTTGTTGTTCGTCTTTTGTCTTAGATAGAAGGGAGTTGCCATGTGCTACTCTTGTTGTAACATCTCCCCAATCTTCCCAAGAACCATTATGCAATCGCCGTAGCACAGTTCTCTCTGCTACAGCTTGCCCCATTCCCGGATGGAAATCTCTTTTTGAACCGTTATAAATCGACATATTTTGAAACCCCATATATTTAAGATGATTTAAATTCTGTGCTATCTCTATCTATAATAACTCTATCTATAAATCCTATTACTTCTTTTTCATTCTTGGTAAATTTATTCCAAAATTCTTCCCACTCTCGTTTACTCATATTATAATGTTTTCTATCTTGTATTTCTTTACCATTTAGTGCATCTTTTACAATTTCTTTTTCCATTTTACTTAATTTCACTCCATATCTAGCGTAATCTTCATACGCTTCAAAGATTAAAGGAAACTTCGGTTTTACAAGGTCATACATAGCGATTGCATAATCTTGTATTTCTTTTTGTGCGTGACTGTCTGCTCTCAATGAAGCAAAATGTAAAAAGTTGTGTATGTCAATTTTCCAATATAGTTCAGTATAATTTGAAACAGGCAGTAATGTTCGAGAAATTTCTCGACTTAAATTCTGCTTTAATAATTTCTTATACTCCTTATATGAGTTAAAACTCTGCCGTCTAAATGCACGTTGCAATTCAATTTTCTCATATTTTGTCCATGCATTTTCTTCTCTACCTTGTTTGTTTGTTTGGGACTGTGATTGTATATAGTCAAGTTCTGGAATATAAAACTCATCTGTCATTACTGAGTATCTTCCAGAGTATTCGTTTAAACTTGCTGTTCTATGTCTTACAAGTTGTCGCATTACAAAGATAGGAACTTTCAAATGAAACTTCACTTCGCACATTTCAAAAGGTGATGTGTGTCTATGTTTCATTAAGTATCGAACTAAATTTCTTGTCTCTGATACCTTTCTTGTTCCTCCACCATAAGAAACTCTTGCGGCTTCTTCTACATCTTCATCTGAACCCATATGATCAATAAATCCAACAAAGCCATGATCATGAATTATCTTATATCTATCATCATGTGAAACATCATTTTGTGTTGCCATTATTATCCTATGCTCTAGTTATTTTTAATAACTTCTCAATTTGTGCTTTTATGATTGGGCCACGATTCGGCCAATGTATATATTCCTCTGTATTTTTCATGAGATTATATAAGAAGGGTAAAATCAGTTTTTCAACATCTTTGAATTTTGCTTTTACCGATTCATCATTTACTTCTTTTGTGATTGTTTCTTTATCATCTACGATTTGCATTATTTCGTTCATCATACTTTTGATATCAGAAACAGCTGTTTTAACTTTTGCTAATTCTAAGCTTTGATTATCTATCGTCTTAGGATCGATAGTAGGTTTTTCTTCTGTTGTGGGTGGGGTACTTACTGGTGTAAAACCCCAATCATTATCAAGATCGAAACCACGCATATAATCTGGTATATCTGCCATTAGTTTAACACCTTTTCCAGTCTAGTATTTTGAGTTTTGCGGAGAGTCCTCCGTAAGTGTTACTATTTATGAGATTCATGATTTGACTTTTATCGTATCCATTTATGACTAATTCATTGATGTCTTTGACTACGATATTTTCTGGCCATACAAAAAGTTGAAAATTCTTATTAATCATTTTCTCCATTTGTTTTAATATTTCTTTATTTCTTCTTTCATTATCATAAATAAAGGTACATTTGTCTGTATCAGAAAAATCTACTTTTGATAATGTAGAACCTGCATATGCAACACTATTATCTATGAACATACTATCAATGGGACCTTCTGTAACATAAATGTGTTTGTTCGGATCGAGTTTATCTAGACCATAAATCTTTTGTTTGTTTTCGTTCAGTATGATTGTGATGTATCGCATTTGTTCTTTTGGATTCAATGCACGACCTTGATATGCAAACAGTTCTTTGTTCTCATCAAAAAATGGAATGATGAGCCGTTTATCATTTTTTAGATTTTCACTTTTGTCTGGTCGTGTATCTTCTACGAACTGTCGAAAATCATCTGCATAATAAAGTTCACCATGATATTCTTTTGGTATCTTTCTCATCAATACAAACTGTCTTGCAATATGATCATCAGAAAGTTCAGAAATCTTTTTTAGAAGTTCAAGTTCTTTTCTTTTTTTGAATACAGGTTTCTTGAACAGGAAGTTTGGTTTCTCTGCACCAATATGTTTATTGTTTTTCGCATAGGCACTATCACGATATTTTTCCATAGAGTATTGAGAGTATATTTCACTATCAAGTTTTTTGATAAGATTAGCCATAGTCGTACCAGAACCACAGTTATGACATTTGAAAAATAAATCATTCTTCTTACGATAAATATAACCTCTTGCTTTCGATTGATTCTTTTGACTATCGCCACAAAGAGGACACCGAAAGTTATAGAGGTCATCATTTTTTCGTTTGAATTTTTTGAGTCGGTGCGATACTAGATTTAAATATTTTCGATCAACGTATATACTCATAGACGATACCTATATAAAAGTTTATAAGTATATGTTACATTAAATAGAGTGAATTGTCAAGACCACTATTGAAACATTTGAATAATATTTGGAAAGATTTTTGGTATTAATCCAAGAATTAATCCAAGAACAATAGCACCACCTACCATCATATACTTCCATTTTTCTAGTGAAGTAATACGATCTGATAGAAAGTTTCTATTTTCCATTTGATTATATTGAAGTTTTTTGAGTTCTTCAACAACTGAATCGTGTGATGTAGTTATCTTTTTAGTTACTTGGTCGTGTTGTTTGTCTATCCTACTATGCAAAATTCTCATTTCTTCTACGGCTTCTAATCTTCTTTGTTCTATTAGATTCCCTAGTTTTTCGTTTGTTTTTTCTTGTTTATTCAACTTCTCGGTGTGAACACCTAGTAACATCTTATGATTTTCATCATTCGCCATTATTTTTTCTCATAATATTTTTTATAGGATTTTATAATGTCTTTTTGAAGTGCAATATAGTTCTGCATCTTCTCGACATTCTTTGCAAGGATTTCATATCCTTCATCAGATAATCCAAGTAAGACTGGATCAACTCCCATTGCTTCTAAATCTGAAAAAACCTTTTCTACATTTTTGCGTTTGATGATAATAAATTTTACTTTATTAAGATCCAAAACTGGAGGTTTTTCTATATTAAGTTTTATCCGTTCTACAGGTTTCGCAAGAACTTCTAATTTTGAAATCGTAGAACAACCACTACTTAGGAGTAGGAGACTCAGTAGTAGGATAATTGAAAAGTTCTGGACACAAACTATTGCGTTGTTTTTTCGGAACATTTCTTTCCTCTTTCTTTACTTTATCGCCTGTCAATAACTGCACACAACGATTGCGAAAATCACTCGCTCGGTTAATAACGAAACTTGCTTTTTCTGTATCATTTAACATGAACTTGCCTATGTCTCTGCCGTCCTTGTGAAACTTTTTATCGAGTCTGCCTAGTTTCTTTTCGTAGAATCGTTCTTTGCGTAAAAGAGACCGATTCACTTTATTCACTTCACCTATATCTTTTTTCATTTGATTCATGGCTTGTTTTTGTGTCTTAACTGCAAAGTTTAACTTCTCGTTATTTGCTTTTAGAATCGCAATATCTTTTTGTAGTTTTTGATAATATGCATATCCACCAGCGACACCAACCATAAGTAATAATGCAAGTACTATTTTTACTTTTAACATTTTTTACTTCTTCTTTTTCTTTTTCAGATAATGATGATTTGAAGAAATGTTATCAGTTTTTCTTACTGTTGTTGGAGGGAACATTTCTTTAAATGCTTCTTCATAATCTTGTGCAGTCATGTGGAAACCTTTTTCCCAATCTTTTTTCTCTTTCATTTGATTTCCTTTCAAATATATCATAGCGCCATCTTCATTACGAATAATGATTGATTTTTTGGGATACTTATATGCATAGTCACGGATTTGTTGGCCAACAGTACTTTTTAAATCAATGTATTTCTCCCAACGTGCAAACTTCTTTTTACCTTCTCTACAGTTTGCGAATGTATCATTATCTACATGAAATACAGGGTGACCTGCAAATGAATCATGACTTTCAGTTATATCTTTTTTCTTTTTAAAGAATGTTTTTGTATCAAATTTTCTACGAAGGATACTTTTTACTTTATGTACAGGAACCGTAGAACTATCAGAACCAGTACCTGCAACATTAGTACCTGTTGCGTTTGCTGGTATTTCTTCAGGCATTAATGTTTGAATAGTTTTTACATCTAATTTCATTTTCTTTGCAATCCATTGTGCAGATTTTCCCTGTTCAATATAACCATGCAATTCTTTCATTCTACTTTCAACCATTTCTGCTCTGAAATGAAATTGAAACTGTTTAAATTTTCCAAACTTCTTTTGTACTTTTGTTTTACCAACGTGTTTTGCTAGCATAGTTAGTGCATGATTCCGTACATCACCATCTGGGTCAACAGCAAGAAGGGGTTTTTTACCTTCAACTGGACTTATATTATCAAAACCAACACTTTTTAATTCATATGCAAAAAAGTCTAATGCATCATGCATACGTTTAGTAAGTTTACCAAATGCGTGTTTTTTATCTTTCTTTATATAATCTTCTATAGATTTTGCTGCATTTTGTGATTTAATATCTGCCATTGTATTATCCTATTGGAAATAAATCTTCTTGACTGACTACGATTTCTTTGCCACTTCTTTCATGTTTAACTGAATATACTTCTGAACCTAGAACTGTATCTATAGGCTCAGTATCTTTTGTTACATTGATGATATCACCGACTTTTGCATCAGGTCCTAGTCTATTATCTAGAACGCCTGAGTCTGGCATATCAACACGAAGTTTGTATTTGCCTTTTTTTAATTTTTCTTCTGAAAGGAAACTAGAGAATTGTTCATTGACATCATCATAATCTGGGAGACCATCATTTTCTTTTAGATAGTTATAGAAAGTTGTCTCTAACTGGTCTGGGTGTTCCATTCCTTTTTTTCTTGCTTCTTCTTTGAGAAACCAGAGTGCGGCTGCATATGATGCAAGTCGTGTTTTACCAAGAGGGAGTTTTTCCATAATCTTCTTGAGTTTCCATATGAGTCTATGGAATATTGTGTATGATTTCTTTTCTTCGTCTGTCTTTAGATTTTTTCTCTTTTTAAGAACTTTACCTCTCTCGTCAATGATACCTAATTTAAATGCATCAGTTTTATCGAAAGGTTGTGTGAGTATTCTTAAAAACTTATATGTCATATAAAGATCGACTGCACCAGAAACTAAACTCATTTATATTTTCCTTAAAGTATTTACTATTCTTTCATCTAAAGGTATATCGCTTGATATAACCTCTGGATCCTTTAGGCGTTCTGGCATATAACTTAAAAGAACAAGAAATGTCTTTAAAATGGGCCAGAGTTCCTTTTCTATTTTAAAGAACAACAATCTTGTTGCAGGTTCAACACCAAAAACATTACTAAGACTTACTATATGATTGATAATCAATCTTTCTCTAAGTTCATCTTTTTTTACATATCTACGAAATAATCTCTTTACATATTTTATACGATTAATATCTTCATAAAAATCTTCGACAGAATTACATTCTTGATTATCATAATGTTGCATAGCAAAAATTTGATAATTTTCTTCTGTCAATCTTTTAAAATACATAAAATAGAACTCTCAGATTATAATGATATTGTTATGCTATTTTTGCTGTAACCGTATATTTATTATTCTCGTTTCTGATAAAATTGAATTTAATTTGTAATGCTTTGCCTTTGTGTTCAATACCATCATCACTTGAAATCTCTGCACTATCGTCTTTTAGTTTTCCATAACGACCACCAAACTGATATAGATCAACAGTCTGTTCTGGAATTTCTCCATTGTCGTCATACGAAATGTCTAACATTGGAAAGCCAACGTGTAAATGCGAAAGATTATTGCGAACTTCACGAACAGGCATCATTGGATTATCAAATTCTTGATCAGCAATAGAACCTATAACACTATTGACTTGTGCCAATACTTCAGCGTTAGAGATATCACTTCCTGATAATCTTGCATTACCAGTTTTTGGAGAGTGTGGTGCAAGTGTTGATTCAGCGAATGATTTCATTTCTTCCTCGTTTTATATTATGGGGACACCGAAGTGCCCCCAAGTTTTAAAATAAATTACGCAAGTAGTGTGTCGATAGTTCCAGCGGAACCTGAACCACCACCAATAGCAACCCAACCACGTGTTGCTGTCCAAATCAGAACAATCGCATCTCCAACATCTGTAAATGTTATTGTGGAGAATCCAGATGCTGTAGAAGGAGTACAAACAGTACTTCCACCATCAACGTCATGGATTATGATTTTGATTTGTCCAACACTGGATCCGTCTGCAAGAGTACTTGCAGTTGTATCGGTTGTTGTCAAAAGTGTAAGAGCAGTTGTTACACTAACTGCGGCTGTAGAACTAACAGTTTGTGCAGTAACAGAGTTTGCAAATGCTAAGAATGTAGGCATATTGTTGAATAGATTTGCGAAACTAAGTTTTTTGTTAATCGGAGTACCTGCGGCATCATCTACAACCATCACTAGGTCGGCAGAGGCTACGCCTGTACTCAAATCGGTTAAAGCAGTTACTTTCTTATCGGCCATTTTTGTTTCTCCTTATGGTCTAATACCCTCAAAATGAGGGAATACTAATGTCGGGACTCGACCCACTTGTTACATATATTACTTATTTATAATTACGATACTGCAGTTGTTACGCCAACCAATGTCTGTGCAGAGCCTGAACTTGAACCAGATGTAGTTTCTTCGGTCATAATACTTGAACCAGTTTTTGTTATAGCGTTACCAAAAATTTCAGCATCACCTGCTGGACCACCAATTGCACTACCACCAGCAAGGTCGCCCTCTGTAACAGCTGTTCCATTACCATCAACCAGTGCTGAAGAACCATTAGTACCTAAAGTATATGTTGTGTGTCCCAATAATCCACCAGCAACTGCGGTGTTTGGAATAGTTCCTCTAAATGTTAGTTTGTTAGTTCCTGATCCTGAATAGTATTGCATTTTCAGACCACCATCAGATGCCATATCCGTTGGTCCATAATTGTCTATGTCGAAATATACCTTGTTAGATATAACTTGATCCGCTGACCATGCAGCAGATGTTACTGTGATTGCTTCATCAAATGTTAGTACTATATCAAATGTTTCCGCACGAGCATATTCGCCAGCAGTAAAGTCTGCTGATAAACAGTTTGCTGCCCCTAATGTGACTGACAAACCGCCCACACACGCTATAACTTCGACTTGTGCGCTTGTATTATCGTTACCACTTGCGGCAGTACCTGCACGCAGGGCCCAACCAGCTGTTGTTGCATGGCAATCTTCTTTTGCACCACTTGCACCTTGAGCACCATCATCTCCCAACCATTTCGGGCGACTCTCAGCACTTGTTGATTTTCCCCATAAGCCCATTTTTGTTTCTCCCTTTCCTTGTTTTAAATATATTTGAAGTCAAGTGTTTTATTACTTCTTCTTATTATTTAGTTATTTTTAAATCTTTGTTGCCTTAAAAACTAAAGAACTCTTAGTTTTTTACTATTACTATTTAGTATTGTATTAAATCATGAAAATTCACATCTCTGCCTTCATATAGAAATGTGATATCAGGAAATTCATTTTGTATTAGTTCGTGTTGTTCGTTCCATTGTTCAACTGCAGGCGGCTTCAATTGATAGAACTCTGGATATATATGATTCATAGATTGTTTTGCGTATGAATCAAATCCTATACAAACAACTTCTTTCGGTTTATGTCTTTCACACGCAATTTTAATAGAGAGTGTGCCACTATTCCAATCATAATATTTCTTATCAAAATGTATAAAGTCTATATCATAGTTTTCACTCAACCATATTACATATGCACGTTTTAGACCAGCGTTGCCTAGAAGAAAGAAACTTGAACCTTCTTTCTTTGTTTCAATAATCTTATACTTCTCATAATCTTGTAGATACGGAATAAATATATAATACGCATCTTCTGTATGAATATTGTTTTCTTCGTCTGCATTTAAAAAGATACATTTGTGTTTTTCTGGATAACCACTATTGACTATCTCATAAATCATTCCATCATCATTAGATACGAGAATGTCAGGATTGAAGTCACGATACAAAGCATTACAACCATACAATACACCATTTTTTCTTAAAAGTGATAAATTAAAATCTCTACGACTCTCGCCATTTCCTATTACAAAGACACGATCTTTTATCATTATGATATACTTAAATCTGGTATCATTTTTGATTGTTTGTATTCTCTATTCTTTATATTTGTCCATACTAAACTTTCTGGAACATGATAGAGTTGATCGCAATCTTTACAATATGAAATATCATCAAATCGTTCTTCTTCATGTGCGAGTCGCAGTTCTTTATATAAATCTCCGTTCACTACTTCTTCAATAGTTTGTGTATCAAGATGTCCGAGTGTTGCTTCTCTATCTTTACCGAGAACCATACAACAGGCAACGACTGCACCTTGATGACCATCAATACCACCAGCACGAACTTGCAGAATGGGAGCGAATGGTCTGCCACAGCCTCT